GGAATTGGGCTTTTCTCTGACGGTACAGCTTCTACAGGTGCTTTAACTACTAAGCAAATTACTGGCTTACAAGCTACTATCGACACTTCTTCCACTTATGGTGGAATCGCTGTAGCCGATTTAGCTGAGTGGGTAGCTGTTTCTAAAAACAATAGCGGTACTGATAGAGCACTATCTATGCCTCTAATGCAACAAGCTTTTGGAGCGGTAACTTACGATGATGACAAGCCAACTGTTATGGTATGTCGCCAGAACGTATATGATCAACTATGGTCATTATACCAACCGCATCAAAGATTGATGAGTAAAGAAATGGCACAGCTTGGATTCGAGGATGTACTAGTTTTCAACGGAAAACCAGTTATCGTAGACTCACATTGCGAAGCTCAAAAAATTCTTTTCTTAAATGAAGAGTATTTAGGATTAGCTGTTCATAAAGACGAAAATATGAGAGTAGATAAGAAAGAGTCTCTAGAGACTTCAAACTCTATGCTTCATAAAATCTTTTGGATGGGTAACCTTGTTTGTAACGGACGTAGATATCAAGCTGAATTAAGCGATATTGAAGTTGCATCTTAATGAAAAATAAAAGGAGATAAAGAATGAAATCATTTTTACTATTAATTACATTTTTAGTCCCTTTAGCTGCTAACGCTTTGATTAGTTCCCCAGGTTCTAACGCAAAGAAAGCAGACGGGACAGTATTCCACAGAGATAAAGTTTTTATCCGTGTGGAGTGTGACGAAACTACTTGCTCTAGAGGCGAGGTTTTTCAAATGGACTCTGCCTCTGCCGACGGGATTGTAGTTAACTACCCTACCACTGACGGCGACCCAGTGGCTTGCGTAGCTGAAGAGACTGTAAGCGACGGCGCTTTTATGAAGTGTCAAGTTTACGGCTTTCATGACGCTATCAGCTTCTCATTAAGAGACGCAGGGCCAGCTACCGCAGGGCAAGAAATGTTTGCTAACTCTGAAAACGGAGACGTTAGAGCGCTTGGTGACGACGCTACAGACGTAGAAGACTACCACAGACCTCTAGGGGTTTTCTTGGAAGCTTCGGCAGCTACCGCTTCTGTTAAAGGATTTATTCAATTACTTTAGTGCTTGAATATTACTGGGCGGCCGTAATGGTCGCCCTTCCACTTTTTCTAAGACTAGACGGGAATGTAGACCCGAGATTCTCTAAAGATTTTTTCTTTTCTTTTGCCGCTATATTAGCGGTCGTTTTGTTTGGAATTAAGAAAAAACCAGACGTTAAAACCACTATTTTTGCAGCTTATTTTTTAATAATTTGCTACGTTAACCAATATCATCAAGCGTCAATTACTATAAGTTATCAAATGTCCATGATTACAGCAGGCATCCTCGTAGTTTTTCAGGCGGCTCAAATAACGAAATATAACATAATTTTAAACGGTATATCCTTGGTATGTATCATCCAAGCTCTATGCTTTATAGCTCAAAAGTTTGGATATAGTCCGAACGCACTTATTTTTGACGTTTTAGGCGTTAGTTATAAGCAAATTACAAAGGTAAACGGCGTAGTTACGGCCCAACCTGTTCAGCTTATTGTAGGCTCACTAGGACAACAAACACTTTCAGGGGCTTTGATTGCTATTAGCTTACCGTCACTTTTTAGAAAAGGGTGGTACTATTTTATACCACTTAGTGTAATAGGTATTTATCTATCAACTAGCTCTATGTCCCTAGCGACTGCGGTTTTTATAACAGGTGCTTATGTATTTAGAAATTACTTTAAATATTACTTGATAGCTATGGTTGGACTAGTCGCGGCACTTATACCATTAATGCAAAAAGACACCTTTATTTATAACGGCGAAAGGTTTAAAATATGGGTTGAAGCACTAAAATGGTTAGACGGAATTAACATCATGTTTGGAAAAGGGTTAGGATATTTTCATGATTTCTTTAGTAGGACTCATACGAGTAACGAAATTTTTCGTCAGGCTCATAATGAATTTATTGATTTATACATTATTGGTGGCGCTTTTGCCTTGTGCGTTTTTGGTTGCTACCTTTATTCCGTTGGTAGAGACTTTAGACGAGATACGACAAAAACACCTTTCTATCTAATCTTTTTTGCATCACTTTTTAACTCATTAGGTAGCTTTCCTTATCATATAAGCGCGACGGCGTTGGTAGGGTTGCTTTCATTAGGAATTATAATTAAACAGGAGAAAGAAAATGGCATTTTCATCAAGTAAAGATGTAGACATCACAATTGGAAACTACAGAGGCGTAGTTATCGACTGTAACTTTGCAGGCGTAACGGGCGCAGAAATTAAAACAGGTTTAGCAAGCGTAAAATTTGCAGTTTACGTGCCTGCTACTTCAGACGACCACGGTATCACTTACTTAAACTATAGTGATGCAGGCTCAACTGTTTTAGGTGGTTCTGTTTATGTTGACGGAGTTACTTCTAACGACACTGGTAAGCTTCTAGTTATCGGAGCCTAATCATGGCAAGAGATTGGAACGGTCTTAGCCTTCAGACTGAGTTTTCTGAGCAGCTAGGCGATACTTCAACTAGTTTTAAAGCGAAAGTTTTAACTTGGATTAACGATATTCAGACCGACATTGCCTCAAGGCATGATTGGCCGTTTCTTCTCAAGAAAGGTAAAAAGACCTTTATAACTAACGGTGAAGAGCAGGAACTTGCTATTGAAGAGCATCCTGCGCCTTCCGTTGCCTTGGCTTCAGGAGGTTCTTTAACTGAAGGCTCTACTTATAAAGTAATGGTTACTTTTAATCAAAGTAGCATAGGATGTGAGAGCAAGACCACTTTGGAGAGTGCGGAGGTAACTACGGATGCCTCTAATAAGACCATAACTGTTAGCGGTTTAGTTCCTTCCCTTAACCCATTAGTCGATCAAAGAAAAGTGTATTTAATTAAAGACGGGGGCGACCCGCTCTTTATTGCTACGATTGACGACTTAACATCTGCTAGTTATTCGATAACTGCGGATGCTTCTTCAACGATTGAAGCCCCTGAGTATAATTGTATTAGAAAGCTTCACGGCGACCCGTTCATAGAGACTTCAGGAAGCCGTAAGCTGGTTTACAAGCCGACTGATCAGGTCAGAGGCTTAGTTGAAGGTGAGTTTGATACTGGGACTCCTGAAATTTATTCTTTATTAGGAGAAGACAGACTCTCTGTTTACCCTAAACCGAGTGACGTTGCGACGGGCACTTTTACTTTAACAAATTCAAGTGACCTAACTTATTCTGATAGCACTCTTTTTAGCACAGGCGATACGGGTACAAAGCTTGCGGGGGAAGACCCTGACGCTAACGAGACATTTTTCGCTAACTTTGCTAATACGATTAACGCTGATAGGGCGGCGGGCTCAACTACAGGTACAACAAACGGCGCGGGTATCACGACCTCTGCCGACGGGATTGTAATTTCAAACAACACGTCCAACGTAGAGTTTGATGCCGATTTAAACGCAGACTTTAACGATGAAATGACAGTAGAAATGCGGGTTACTTATGACTCTACTTTTAACACAACCAAGATACTATGGGTTAGAACGCTTAATTCAGGTTCGGCGACTAACCAGCTTAAGGTATCTACAGGTAGTGGTAAGGTTTATTTTAATAACAGTGAAATCGGCGACTTTGCTATTACTGCAGGTGTCGAATATCACGTGAGTTCAACAATTGACTATCTTAATGACGAGGTAAAGGTCTATATTGACGGGTCACAAGTCGGCTCTACCTTCGCTTTCTCTGAAGTTGACGATGAGGATAGTGAAGTTTTCAAGATAGGTTCAGAAAGGAATGAAACATTAGGGGCAGCGGGATGCACTATCAGGGAAGTGGTGGTCTTTAACTCTATTCATAGAACAGCGAACTTCACCCCTCCTACATATTACGCAATTACTACTCCGTGGGTTGAGACTCCTACAATTAGTTTAGACACTTTAGAAAGTGCAAGCATAGCAGGATTTACTCAAGACGGGACTTCCGACTTTATTAAAGTAGTGGTTTACATTGGTTCACAAGGTTACTATTACGACGGCTCTGCGTGGACAGCTAGTGACGGCACTTATGCTCAATCAATGACAACTGCGGTTTATACAGCAAACATAGGGACTTTAACCTGTGGTTACGCTGCGACTCTTAAGCTTAGATTGTTCTTTTACTCGGATAGCTCTACGACTTCTATAGCGCAGACTTCAACACTTACAGGGCAGCAAAGTAGTGATGTACTTTCGTACTATTTTTATAAAACAGTCGACAGAGTATACGCAAGCGGCGACTCTATGCTTGATCTACCCATTTGGCTTAAGCCTGTTTTAAAAGCAGGTGTAATGGCGATGGGTTATGAGTATCGCGACCGCGACGGGCAAGAAACTAAGCTTCAAAAATATGAAGAGCTTCTATCTCGCGCAATTAGTGAAATGGGCGCACCTTCTAAGGATAACACTAGAATTAGGGACGTTGTCGGGGACGCTGACGGATATGAGGTGTAACTGTGGCTTTATCCAAAAGAACAGTTAAAAAAATCAAAAGTTTCGACACTCATGTAAGTTATAAAATTGATGAAACTCGTGATTTATTAAGGGATGCCCGAAATGTTTATTCTAACCAAGGACGGTTAGAGACTCGCTTCGGGTACTCCCGATATAACTCAACCTCTTTAGGTGGTTCGATTCTTTCTAGCTCTTGGTTTAAGATGGCAGACGGTACAACCCACTTAATAGCTAAGGTCGGAACTGTTCTTTACAGCGTGGCAGCTTCAGGAGCACATACAACTTTAAAAACGGGACTTAGTACGACTACCAAACATCGTGGAATTACGATTAATAGAGGGTCTAAATCTAGGCATTTTATAGCAGTAGAGGGCGACGGGCTTTTCAGTTACGACGGCACAACCGTTGATGTACTTGGCGAGCCTGTACCTGTAGCGCCTTCCGTTGCTACTGCGGCAGGGTCATTAACAGATTCAACCTATACCGTAAGTCTAACTTTTTATGCAAGCTCAATTGGATATGAAACGAACGAAGGCGCGGCAAGCTCTCAGCAAGCTACTAGCTCTCAAGGTATTGCAGTTACAAATATCCCAGGTTCCGCTACTCATAGCTTGATTGATAAGGTTAGAATATATTTAACAGACGTTTCAAACGCAGGTGACCCTATCTTTGTTACGGAATTAAATATCGGAACCACTAGTTACACGATTGACGAAGACCCTACAAGCTCTCTGACACCTCCAACTAAAAACGCTCAACCTCAAAGTGGCGGCGGAAAGTATTTAACGGAGTTTAACGGGAAGCTTGTTTATGCGGGAAATACGACGTTTCAAAATGACGTGTTTTTCTCAGAGCAGTACCTGCCTGACGCATTTGATGATAATGGTCTAACACAGACTGTTTTATACGTACCTGGAAATGGGGAGATAACAGGACTTGTAACGGGCTTTTTTAACGATTCGGTACTTGACCCGTATTTAGTTATTTTTAAGAAAAGATCGATCCATATTTATTCAGAGGTTGGCGGTGAGGCTAAGTTTGTACCTATAAGCACAGAGGTTGGTTGCGTCTCGCATGATACTATCATTGTTAAAAATGGTGATATTGCATTTATGAGTGAGCAGGGTTGGAACGCTATAAGTAATGGAAAGCTGTTTGTAAATAACCAAGGTGAGCCTGAGTCACTTTCTAAAGACATTCAAGATATATTCAGAAGTTCGGGTTACGTATACGAGTTAAATAGAGCACAGTTTGACAGTTGTTTTAGCGTTTATTACTCTACTTTAGATCAATATTTAACCTTCGTAGCAGAGGGGTCAAATAATAACTTCTATAAGGTCTATAATTACGAATTTGATGTAGGTGGGTTTAAACCCTATGATTTTCAAGTTCCTTGCACCAGTGCTTCAGTTGGAGAAAACTCAAGTGGCGACGAAGTGGTATATTTCTCAGATAATCAAGGTTATTTTTATACTCACTCAATATATGAGAGCCGCACTGACGTTGATATTGATAATAACAGTGTAGATATAGCGGCTTTTGCCTTGATGAACTGGACTGACGGCGATGATTATGACGCAAAATTTCACTTCAGAGAGTTTTTAATAAGAGCGGTCGCTAGCTCCGACAATCTTACAGTTAAGGCATTTATTAACTTTGATATGAGTGATTTTGTCGATTATACATACACTTTTACAGACCCTAACAGTGGTTTTATACTAGATGTATCTAAACTTGACGAAGGTGTTTTTAATGATGAAAGGACTATCATCACGTCAAGGGCAGACATCAATAGAGTAGGGGAAAATCTACTTATTGGATTTTATCAGGAAGCAACGGACGCGAATATGGGTATAATTAGTACACAACTTAATTTTAACAAAACAGGAAATAGGAATTAATATGAAGCTTATCATTTTATTTTTAATGGCATTTGTAGTCAACAACGTTTTTAGTGGGACGTGTACTTCGATATCTAGAACCAATGCAGGGGCTAACACTGTCTTAACTTCTACTAAATACAACAATGATTTAAACACCGCTTACACTCATGTAAATGATCTAGACGGCGGATGTATTACTGACGGGACGTTAGAATTTGCGGCCTTAAACACCTCTGAATTTGCAACCATATTAAAGACACCCATGGCAGGATGTAAGCTTTCTAGGGCCAGTGCAAGTGCTATTTCGATTTCTGAGTGTGACGCCGCTATAAATGGTGCTTACGTAAACACTGCGACGGCTTCGCAAGTTTCTTGGGGGTGCACTGGTTGTGCTTCCGAGGCCACAGCTACTCGTTACTATGTTTACATTAAAAACGGGGCGAGCGGAACTGAGATTGGCGGTGATTTACTTATCTCTACAGGAGCTCCTAACGATAACGGTTATGACGGTTCAAATAACCGAGTTATTGGAAGGTTTTTAAATGATAGTAACGGTGATGTTGCTACCGACTCAATGGAGCAATGGCATGTTAATGATTTTGTACCTAAAAAGAGCGGTGACTATATTAGATGTATCGAAGCCGCTGGTCTTGGCTCTACATTAACTGGTATTAGAATTTTTAAAGACGGTGAATGTACTAAAGTCGGAACATCTATAACTCATGCACAGTCTGCAGCTAACGGTTCTTCTTATACGATTAATGATCCAGGTGTATATTCTATCAGTTACTCAGATCTTTACAGTGGTGGGGTTCAAAGAATGGGCATTAGTTTAAATACTAATCAAGGGGCAACGGCAATACAGTCTATCGACAACGAAGATAGGTTAGCTATAACCGATAACGTATCAACTTCATACGGAGCGGTTAGTTATACAGGATATTTTAAAGCGGGCGATGTTATTAGACCGCACACAAGTGGTGGTTATAACGGTACGACACAAGCTAGTTTTGATATTGTGAGGGTTAGTCCATAATGAGGGAGCTTTATCTAAAATATTTAAAAGAGCGTGAAGATTTAGACTTTATAGAGCTAGATTATAAAGGCTTCGTTCTTTATCGTATTGAAGATAACCACGCTTTTATAAATGACTTATACATCTTGCCTGACTTTAGAGGTGATAAGCTTAGTTTCAAGCTCGCCGATTTAGTAGCGGAAGAAGGAAGGAAAGCAGGTTGTGACGTTCTTATTTGTCAAAGTGACGAGAACGCAAATGATCACGACACATCAAGAGCAACGATATTAAAATATGGGTTTAAAGAATACGGACAAATTGGGTCTGTTCATCATTATATGAAGGGGTTACATAATGGGTAAGGCAGTAAAAGCAGTAACAAAAGCATCGCCTGCGCTTGGTTCTAGCACGGGAAGGGATTTATTATTTGGAGAAAGACAAGCTGGCGGTTTTGCTAGGCTTGACCCCGATGTAGCCGCTACTCAAAGAGCTGCTAGAGACATTCAAAGACGTGGGCTTGCAAAGCTAAAAGAGGTCGGAAAAGAAGACCCTACAGCGGTTGCGAAGAGACAAACCGAACAGGCGGTTAAGGCCCAAAGGCAAGCTTTATCAGATACAAGGCGAAGACTTCAAGAAAATATCGCTAGACGTGGTTTAGGTACTTCTAGTTTAGGTTTAGCTCAACAAACGGGGTTGCAGCGTCAGGCGGCTCAAGCAATTACAGGTGAGAGAGCGGCGTTAGCTGATAGAATTAGACAAGCGAGACTCGGGCAAGCTCAAGCGCTAATCGGCGGAGGCGGAACTGTATTAGGTCGCCCTGGTATGGTTAGACAGTACCAAAGAGGCGGAAGAATGGGCGGATTAGCTCCTGTAGCGGGAGCAGGTATCGGCGCTATGCTTGGCGGCCCTGGTGGAGCACAGGCTGGAATGGGTATGGGTCAAGCATTACAGTCAGGTTATGGACAGACAGTATAGGGGAATATAAATGGCTTTTGTAACTGAAAAAGACGAATTTGGAGCTAGAAGAAGAGCGCTACAAGATCAAGCCGCTGCCAACGTAGCTGCAGGACTAGGAACGATGGCAAGAGAGCAGCAAGCTGGCGAGCGTGAAGCTAGAGCTAGAGCGTTGGCGGAAGAGCAGGCGGAGCAGCAAGCTTTACAACAAAGACAGAGTTTCGCTACTCAATTAGCTGCGGAAGGAATAGCTCCTGAAGAAGCGGGAGTTGACGTTGGTGAGAGGGCTACTGGTTTAGGGCTTTTAGCTGAAAGAAAACGTGAAGAACGCGCGGCTACTCAAGAGCAAAAAAGAATCGATCGCGAAACTCGTCAAGCGGAAAGAAAGGCTAATATTGAACTTAAGAAAACTCAGAAAGCTTTAAAGCAAAAAGAAGTAGACAATATTGAAAAGAAAATAGCCGCTAAGAAGAAGACTGAGAAGCCAAAAGAAAGCCAGTTTAAGGCGGCTACTTTCTCAAACAGAATCGAGCAAGCTGAGTTAGATTTCGGAGCACTAGAAGGCGTCGGATATAATAGAGCCGATAAAACAAGTGCGGCGGAAACTTTTTTACCTGAAGCTTTAAAGAGTGATGAGGCCAAGAGACAAGAGCAAGCCGAAAGGAATTTTGTAACTGCGGTGCTAAGACGTGAATCTGGTGCGGCTATTTCCGATCAAGAATTCGATACTGCAGAAAAACAATATTTTCCAAGAGTGGGCGATACGCCTAATGTTTTAGAGCAGAAAAGAAGAAATAGGGCGATTGTACTAGAAAATATGAAGCGCGAAGCGGGGGCAGCGTTTCAACCGTTGTCACAGACATTAGCTGCAGCGGGAGTAGCCCCGACTCCTCAAGTAGTATCTCAACCTGCGCAATTACAACCGCAACAAGTAGAGCAAGCTAGATCAAGACTTGACGAACTGAGAGCGAAAGCAGCTCAAGGCGCGCCAGCACAACCGAGGTTTAGATAATGCCGTTAACACCTGAAGAGCAGAGAGAATTAGAAGAACTTGAAGCT